AGAGTAGCCACAGCAGCAGGAATCTCCTCCGAGGTCTTGAGACAGTCCGGAGATCCGCGATCAGGCTATGCTCTATCCATCTCAAGAGACGGACAGAGGGAAGCACAGAGACGATATGCTCCTGTATTCCGACGAGCAGACGAGGAGATGCTGTCAAAATGCGCTATGCTCTGCAATAGGTTTTTGAGTGCATCTCTTCCCGAGTCCGGATATAGAGTCGTATATACTCCTCTTGGATTGAGTCCGGAGGAGCTGAGAGCACAACGAGAGGACATAATACAAAAATTGTCTGCAGGATTAATCTCTCCTGTCGATGCTATGCAGATGCTCAATCCGGATCTTGATCCGATTGAAGCAAAACAGCAACTAGAACGCATACGAGCAGAGAGAGCGCAATACTCTATCTAACCAAAGGAGACATCATGACAGAGATAGAAAACGAAGGACGCGTATATGTCCTCAAATCAGAAATAGAGTCAATCATCAAAGAGAGAATAGGAAAGGTAGCAAGCCGAGCAACATCTGCAGAGCAAGCACTCGAAGAAGCGCAGAGGAGACTTGAGAAAGCCGAGAAAGCTATGAGCTCAGTCGACATCCTTAATCAACAGCTCGCAGAGATGCAGACAAAGCTGCAAAGCTCAGAGCAGAGATTCTCTCGTTATCAATCCATATCAAAGCATGGACTGACAGATCCGGATCTCGTTGAGGCAATAGAATGGTCCTTTGAACGATCGCAAAAAGGAAAGAGTGACAAGGAGAGACAGACTCTATCGGAATGGCTAGATCAGCAAGTAGAGAGTCCGGAAAATGCTCCGATCACAATCCGTCCTCATCTGCAAGCTCTCAAGATGCTCGACGAGGATTCAAGTCCACAGACAGAAGCATCTGCAGACTCTTATGCATCAAATCAAGAGCAATCATATACAGAGCAATCTTTGCAGCAATCAGCTCCTGCTCCTCGTGCAAATGTCGGAGCTATCCCTGCTCCGGACTCTCCTGGTTTCTTGGAGCGAGCTCTCAAAGATCCAGAGTTTTATGCAGCCAATAGAGACAAAGTGAAAGCAGCATGGAACAATCGCAATCGGAGACAGTCATGAGCGAAAATCTTACGGCATTAAATGTCTATCCTGCCTTTTACAACTTTACTGCAAGCGACTCCTCAACGACAGAGATCCTCTTGCCGTCTGCAGCATCTCAGATCAGCCTCGGATCTCAAGGCAAAGAGATCTATGTATGTCGGAATGGAGCCACAGACGGAGGAGCAGTCCCAACAAACAAAGCGACTGTCCCTGCGAGCAATTATATTGTTTTGAGACTTGGACGGGGTAAAAATCGTCCAGAGTCTATCTTTGTCGCTGCAAAGACAGGAACGGCAGAAGTCTCTGTCATATTAGAGGAGTTATAATGTCATGGCTTTCCGTTTTGCTTTTTTTATTAATGAGTCCGGATCTGGAGGAGGAGACATGAAACAAGCGGATCTCACTTCTCAAATTACCGGATCAAATACTTCTTTCACAGTGCCAGAAGAATATCAGGCAGGATCTCTTAGAGTATACTATAATGGAGTCCGACAAGTAGAAGGAGAGACGTTTGACGAGTATAATAGTACAACCTTCACGACAGACTTTACTCCTCAATCCGGAGACTATCTCACAATCGACTATATTCCATCCTCATCTTAGGAGATCATAATGGCACAAGACTTCCGATCACTTGATACTTTCCCTGCAATCAAAGCATTCTCTATCAATGGCACTACATGCACAGAGGTATTAATCCCAAATGATTGCAATCAGGTCGCAGTCACGTCTGAATCACATAAGTTTTATGTAGGACAGAACGGACAGACGGACGGAGTAGCTTTGACAGCAGATAAGTTTTTTGTAGCGCAAAATGAAAAGCAGACTTTTAAAATAGGAAAGGGACGTAATCGAGCAAGATCTCTTTTCTTTCAAAGCAACTCTACAAGCGATACAATCTGCATCAAGATGGAAGAAGTAATCTAATACAGTTTTGGAGACGACAGAAAACGCGTATTAACAACAAACCTATATAGGAGTATCTCTCATGGGATCAGTACAAATAAAATCAGGTCAGTTATCGGATAATGCGGTAATTGCAGCCAAAATCGCTTCTAATGCAGTCTCCTCCGCAAAGATCGCAGACGGAGCAATCACATCCGGCAAACTCGGAACATCTGCAGTTTTGACAGCAGCTCTCAACGATGCAGCAGTCACAGCAGTAAAACTCGCAAGCTCCTCTGTTGAATCTGCCAAGATCGCAGATGATGCAGTAGCTACTGCCAAAATCGCAGACGGAGCAGTCACGACTGCAAAACTCGGAGCAGCCTCTGTCTCTACGGCAAAACTTGCAGACGCAAGTGTAGACGCTCAAAAACTCGCGAGCTCTGCAGTAGAGACTGCAAAGATCAATGACGGAGCAGTCACAAATGCCAAGATCGGAGCAAGTGCTGTCAATGCGTCAAAGATGGACTTGACAGACACTTACGATTATTCAGGAGGTACTCTTCAAGTCGGCACTCCGAGCAACTCAGCAGACGCAGCCAATAAGAGCTATGTCGATTCTGTGGCAGCAGGATTGTCTGTAAAGGAAAATGTACGAGTTGCAGCTCCGAGCAATGTAGACATCTCAAACGCTCCTGCAGCTATCGACGGAGTGACTTTGAGCTCTGACGATCGCGTCCTTCTTTTCAACCAATCAGACGCGACTGAAAACGGAGTTTATGTCTTTGCAGGATCTGGATCTGCTATGTCTCGCTCTACTGACATGGATGCAGGAGCAGACTTCCCTGGTGCTTTCTTGTTCGCTCTCGAAGGCAATACATACGACAATCAGGGTTTTGTCTGTATCAATGACTCAGCTCCGACTATCGGATCAACAAATATTAGCTTCCAAAGATTTACCGGGCTCGGTTCCGTAACTGCGTCCGGAGGTTTGGAGAAAAACGGAGATACAATCTCAATCTCAGACGGAGGAGTCAGCACAGCAAAACTTGCAGACGGATCTGTCACAAGTGCCAAGATCGCAGACGCAAATGTCACATCTGCAAAGATTGCTGATAACTCAATCTCAAACGCAAAAATGGCAGACGATTCTGTTGGATCTGCTGAGCTCATTGACGCGTCCGTAGGATCTGCAGCGATTGCCTCTGCAGCAGTCACAGAAGCCAAGATCGCAGATGCTGCAATTGCTACTGCCAAGATCGCAGACTCTGCTGTCACTACTGCAAAGATCGCTGCTACTGCAGTCGATAACTCAAAACTCGCAGACGATGCAGTCACAAATGCCAAGATCGCAGACGATGCAGTCGATACTGCCGAGATTGTAGACTCTGCAGTCTCTACGGCAAAACTCGCAAACTCTGCTGTTTCTTCCGACAAGATCGCTGCTGCTGCTGTGACATCTGCTAAGATTGCCTCCGGTGCCGTAGGTACAACTGCACTCGCAGACGGAGGAGTCACTGCTGTAAAACTTGCAAGCTCTTCTGTGACTGCTGCAAAGCTCGGAATCACTTTTGCACAGGAGGGTGCTCAGATCTCCGGTAGCTCTACGACTACAATCGATCTCGCACAGACTCTTCCAAGCAATAGCATCAACTCCGTTCTTGTATTCAAGAATGGTCTTAACCTTCGCAATATGACAGCTCTCGGAGATACTCCTGCAGATGAGGACGAATACTCTGTATCTGCAAATGGAGGAGCCGGAGGCGTAGCTCGCTTGACTTTTGGCTCTGCTCTTGCAGATGGAGACGGACTGATCATTTGGTATTGGTACTAATCTCAATCTTGATACTGTGACACTCTGCCCGATCAGACTTGCTCTGATCGGGCTTTTTTATGTCTTGATCTTCGTTGAGTCTCTCACATGCAGCCAGAGCTCGCAAGTATTCTCCTTTGGTCATTCCTCTTCTTTTCTTGGGCACGCAGACGAGCTTGCCGTCCTTCCATTTTGCAAAAATGTCGATCATACTTGCACTCTTGTTTTTTATGCTATAATAGGATAGAATATAATAGGGTACGGTCGCTCCGGTAAAAGCTGAATAGCCCAAAAAGCAAAAACCATAACCTAACCCCTAATTACAGGAGCCTCAAATGGCTACAACTAATCCGATTACGTTTGATAACGTCTCTGCGTCTGGTGGTCTTGTTGGTACACTCAGACTTGCAGCTATGATCTCTCAAGAGATCAATCTTCTTTTGAAAGACAATGCTAATCTTCGCAATACTCCTCTTCTCAGCTATCAGGGAAGCATAAACGGCCTAGGAAGTGACACTGTACGTGTACGATTGGCCGGTTTGGACGGATATGATAGCATGGCAGCAGCTACAAGCGAGATTTCAGACGAGTCCTCAAACACTACAGACTTGACAATTAACTCTGCAGATCTTGCAGCGGCTAGGCAGTACATCATTTATCAGATGGACGATCTCGCAGCAATGACAGGATTTGGCTCTGCTGACATCGATCCTTTCCGTATCGCTCAATCAATCGCAGGATCATACGAGACTCGCTTTGCAGAGCTCACAGGAGTAGCTGCAGCATCTTTCACAACCACAGCAGGACTCAATACTACGACTCTCAGCGTAGACGATTTCTTCAATGCTATCTTTGAACTTGAGCAAGCCTCCTCCGGATCCGGTGCTCCAGGTCCTTATGCATGCGTATTACATCCAAAGGCTCTTACAGAACTACAAGACTCTCTCCGCAATGAGACAGGCAATGCAGTATCTCGTATGCAGTCCTCTATGGATATGCTTGCTGCAAAAGGAGAAAACTTTGCAGGCAATCTCTTCGGTGTAGACGTATACAGAAGTGCTCACGTAAACGAAAATGCATCCTCTGGATATGACAACTATATGATCTCTCCTATGGCTCTTGGCTATGTAGACGGTATTCCCGCAGGAGTCCAAGGATCCTCTGATCTTATGTCAATGGGTAAGGTCGTAGTAGAGTTTGATCGTCGTCCGATGTCAGCTAGCACTTACATCGTAGGGCATGCTTATCTCGGCATTGGTATCATCGAAGATGCTCGCGGAGTAAAACTTCTTTCAGCTCGTTAGTAGATCGCTTTGTTAGGAGATTGCAGGATCTAATCATCTCTGTAGTCTCCAGATTTTGCGGTCTCCTAACTCTATTTTTTATCAGGAGACTACAATGACAGACTACAGTAAATTTGCACAACCTTGGGAAGAGAAAACCGATGTACAGACTCGGATCCCAAAGAAAGCAAATCCAAGATTTTTCTTTGCTCACAATCCAGAGAATTGGGAATTAAAAGTGTTTGAAGGCTATACACTGACAGACGACGGCAAAAAGAAAAAGCAAAGCATCCCGATGCTCTTGCCTATCTTGTCGTCAATCGGAGAAGTCCCAGGTGTCAATGGAACGAGAGCAATCGGAGGACGGATAGACTCCTCAATCATGAGGACAAACATGCAGGACAAAGGATGGACAATCTTGGATCCTGCAAGACATGACTATCTCCGAGTTTATCCTGCTCACAAAGGCAACTATCACACGTCCAAATGGATCCGGATGGAAAAGG